AAAGCCAACTTGTTAGGTTGGCTTCGCTTGGTTAAATCTTAAAAGTTGTCAATACTTTTGTGAATCCTTACAGGGGTTGTGCTGTCAACAGGGAACTTCACCTGTAAGCCTTGACTTTTCTTAGGCATTAAAAAACTACCTCGAAAGGTGGCTAAAAATTCCCTGATCAAGACTTTATAAATCTACGTTCGCTGTACGGTAGAAACCAATCATAATCTTTAACGTAATCCTTTAATTCTTCACGCTTATCTGCATGTATATAACGCCAAGCAAGTGAGCCGCCATCCGCAAAATGACTATGCACCAATCTGGCTGAGGTTGGACTTATAGTTCGGATAGCATCTCCAAAAGTTCTCCACCACTCGCGAACCCAAATCATATGTGTAGCCAGAGCATGTAGATTCTGCAAATCAGCATCACTAAACTGCTTTTTCTCAGCATTGCTATATAGCGCAATCAAATGATGCACATACTCCACGGCGACGGGTATCTGCTCATAAGGTATCTCATCAATACTTTTTGTTGCAAACCGCTGATTAATAATTTTCCATGCATCACTTGAGTTTAAATGCTTGGTTTTAGCAACCAGTAAAGCATGAGCCTCATGTAGTGGGGTGCGTTCTGATTTATGGGTTTTGGCTAGAATTTCTCGTCGATTGAAGTAACAATCTTCCAATTGTTCAAAAACATCCCAAGCCTGATCGGTGTCAAGAATTTTGGCGTGACGAGCTGCACCACGTTCCGTCCAGAGAATAAGAGATCGAGCTTTGTTCGATATCTTTGGAAAATTTGCGAGTATCTTTAAGCTACTCACAAAATCTTTTAATTCTTGACCAGTAATTTTAAAAAAGTGCTTACCTTCAATGAAGCGTGATTTATTTCGGTCATGACCTTGTCGTATGCGAACTTCTTTGGTTCCATAAAATTCAGCCAACATTGCCGTGGTTACAACTGGAATAGATTTAAAATTCACAACCGATATTTGTGCATCATTTATATTTGCAATTTGATTCATGGCGTTTACTCCTTGGTGAGATTGGCCCACTTTTGAGATGGGCGGTCGGGAGCTCAAAACAGTACCAAGCCTGCGGGCGTATTCCCCTTTCGGGTGTTGTATTAGCCGCACTCCCGACCATAGAAGTAAACTTGTTTTATCAAGACAACAAAATTTAAATAAGGTCGGTTCTGCCATATTTCAGGCAAAATAAAAGCCACGATGACGCTGTGACATAACGCTTGGTAATTGGGTGTTTTGAGCACCTATGCAATAAAATAGCAAATTAGGAAATAATGTCAATTAAAAAGCACCCTAGGGTGCTTTATCTCTATCATCCATAAGTCTTGATAAATTCGAACTTAATTCAGCTGTTGTTTTTCTTATATTTTCTGTGTGTCTAGCATTGTATTTGCAGCCACATTTCAAGCAAATCCATGAATCAAAATATTCATTTATTTGCTTATTATTATTATGCGCATCTAACCTTTTGTACAGCTTAATAAGACCATATCCAATAATTATCAATAATGGAATTACCAAAATGACAGTAAAAAATCCATGAAGAAAATTCGGAGATTTACCGATATTAAGCAAACTAAGCAGCAGTGGTAGCCAGAACATCACAGCCAATAAACCAACAATCAGTTTTGCTGAGATAGCTTTTTTTGGGGGTGCGCATATGGCAGCTAAATTTGATTGTGACGAAGATCGACCACGCCCTCCACCCACAGAAACTCGACCAGAACTCGAAACTCCTACCCCACCAAATCCAGATTTACCAGATCGTGTTCCACCCATCCAAACCATATGTAATGTTTTGGTGTTGGATGAATTGCAATTGGGACAATTTGTCATAATTTTTCCCTTAACTACATTTTGCTTTCCAAAGGCTGTTCATGATACTGGCTGTATAAATAGAATCACTCGCATCACTTTCTATTGCCACGGTAGCATCATCAGGAAAGTAAATATAACGACTAAATCCAACATAACCACCCATGCGGTTTTTAGAATTAACCTCACCACAATAGCCATTTTGATTTCTAAATTTAGCTGAATCAGGATCCAGTAATTTTTCTCTAACCTTTGTTTCAGCCAATGTGATTTGCGCCTTCTGACTCTCACTTTGTTTTTGTGCAACAAGTTGGTTTTCCTTGATGCGACTTAATTCAGCTTGAGCTTTTTGCTCCGCAATATCTTTTTTTGCCTGAACTTCAGCAGCTTTTTCTTGGCTAATTTTCTGCTTATAGGCAATTTCAGCTTGTTTTAACCGTTCAGTATCCGCTTTATTGCTTTGTTGGATAAAGTAAAACACACCAACCAATATAGCTATTACGCCAATAATCCAATATTTCATTCTTCCAACATACTCCCACAAAAACGGCACTTAATAGCCGTTATTTTTATTTTCTCAGAACAAAATGGGCAGTCTTTTAATGCCGCCTCATCCTCGTTCGATTTGTTTTCGGCGTAATAACTAAAAGCGTCCTGAGCTATTACAGGTTTGTTTGGGCTGTTTTCACGGCTTATCACTGGCGTAGGTTCAACAAAAGTCTTTTGTTCTACAATTTCAGAATCCTTAAATGGCTCAAAATTTTTCTTATCTTCTCGTAAAATTTCATCTTCTGCATAAAAAGCAGTGAATATCAATATCAGACTAGCAACAACCAATACAGCCCAACCTGATTGAAGCTGAACAGAATCCACAATAGTGTGTGCCAAGCCTGCAAAGGGATTATCTTTTAAAGTGGTTGCCATTTCTTTCTTTGTGCTATGAAAGATGCTCACAAAGCGATACAGCATAAATAGCAGTATCGCCAAAGATATACCGCCAGTTAAGGCCAAGGCACGAAATTGACGCATGAAAACAACAATAATCGAAACAATGGATAGCCCAATAATCACATACCCATTGGCACTTGCTAACATATTAATTGTTCCCATGATTGGAATGTTAGCAACTGGCATAAACACACCAATAAATAACAATAAAGCTCCAATCACCCCGATTGTTTGTTGCCTATCGAGCGTCATCACTTATTCTCCCATAAAATCTTAACAACCCTTCCTTGGCATAAGATCACCGTATATTGCTGCAAATCAATGTCATATTTATATTCAGTTGCAGCGCAGTAGAGTCGACCATCATTTAAAACGTAGAATCGCGGCTTTGGTCGTCCCATTTTATCAATAAGTGATGACTCACTCTCACCCAATGAAACCAATTGGCCAGATGGTGTTCGCATTGCATTGGTTGTTCGGTCTGCAAATGCTAAAGTTGAAAATAATGCTAAAGCTAAAATAAGAAATTTGTTCATGTTATCCCCCCTGTTTTTGAGGAGAATAGCACAAACCTAATCTGATTTAATATCATCCAGATACTTTTTAAACTCTCTCGCTGCTGCATGTTGGGCTACACGCATAATTCCTGCTTGCGTAGAAATATTTCTCTTATGAGCTTTAACAACAGCATCAAGATAATGCTTATATGCACCGTATGACATATTCATAATGCTTTCATGTGAATGCCCTGCTGATACCAATAGTTGTAAAGAATCAAACCAAGAGTCAGTATTTTCAACTTGTTTAGCTGATCTGCCACGGCGTTTCACAGGCTTTTCATAAAAATAAGCCTTATTTGCTTCTAAGGTTTTTCTTAGCAATTCAATATAAATTTCTGGATTACTAATTTTTGTTTTTATGACTGAATCAATATCTAAATCAGTGACCAAGTTAATCATTGAATAACATTGAACTTCAAATTTAGAAATTATGGTTCTCAAAATCTCATCTGAATAGACTTCTATATTGTTTAAACTGGTTTTTATTTCTGATGAAGTAACAAGCCACAAATCAAAATCTTTCATAGTGATTTGTCGAACATCAAGATCAAAATCACCAACATTGAGTTTTAGTGGTCGATTAGATGCAATATAAAAGTCATTCACCTCAATACCTCAATTAGTTTTACCAGTGACGTAATAATTGCAGGTATAGCGAATAAACTAACCACCACCAAAATCCAGTAGCAAAAATGTCTTACAGACTTGTGAGTTTGAATAAGCTCTAATGCTTTCACTATCCAATCTCCAATGTTAAAATCCATATATGGTTTACATCCTTTCAAGCAAGGTTGTGGACAACAAAAAAGCCCATCGACTGCGAATCGTGGGCTTTTTGCTTTTTTGAGCTTAAGGAGTTGCTGGAATCGTCACAATATGACCGTAAAGCCCCAACATATCATCAGATGCTTTCGATACATCTGCTAATGCCTGCCCCTCAATTTGATATTGACCCAGTTCTTCATGAATCAAAGCGAATGTGGTTTTTGGAGATTTCTTGGTGCGCCATAAACGTACCGCAATATTGTCACCATTGGCCGTATTGATGCCTTTAAAAAACAACTCATATTCTTTATTGAAATCATTGGCCAGAGTCGTTTGAGTCACTGCACCAGTGGTATAGGTCGCTAAAATCGGCATAGTCAAACCAGCAATATCTTTAAAGATTACAGTGCCGAATTTTGCATCAACTGTGTATTTGCTTTCTGCAATGGTTACTGGTGTACCCGAAGTCGAATCGGTAAATGAAACTTGAGAAAGATTGTAGCCATCAAGTTTAATTTCATCACCTGCCAACACAGTCCCAAGTGATACTGCTGACTTAGTGGTGCTTACAATTGAATGGTTTTCACCAGACACAACGTATTCCAAGTTTTTTTCGTCTAACTCTTCAATTTGACCCGAAAAGTTGACGGACGTGGTTTTAACCATGGTGAAATCGGTGCTGCGCTGACCTGACATGCTTTCCTGATGCTCAACAACATCTGCATCAATTTCAAGCTCAAATTCAGGCAGGTTACCAATTTGACGCATAGCACCAGCTAACCCATTAGCAATTGCAGACAGATAAAATGTTCCCTGCAATGACATGTATTTTTTAGCCATCTACTTTAACCTCTTTGGTTGCTTTACTAGATACGGCTGGCTTAGCTTCAGAAGTTTCTTTGACTTCTTCAATTACACCGCGCTCCAACAAATCTTGGATCTGCGCATCGCTTAAACCGCCAACGATACTACCCGAATGAAAACGCCCGACTGATTGCCGGGCGATGTATTGTTTATCCATGTTTTTACCTATATGAATTTTTTGGATTCAAAAATTGCTGTTAAGTACGCAAACCCAGTTGAAAAGCCTTCTCTCACATCAATCAAATCGAGTGGTCGCACACTTGATGGCGACTGCCAACCTGACAACAACTCAATTACCTCTTCTAGCAATTCACCCGCCTCATCAGTCACAACATTTCCATTGGTCATTTGAGATTGAGGATTTCGACAAGCGACTGTAACTGCCCAACGGATGCCCAACATATTGACCTTAGAATTTCCAGAGCTATCAACCTTAGTGATTCGCTGAAAATTGACATGTGCTGCTGGGGTGACCTGCGACATTTCTGTGACTTTGACCGAGTTCAACGGCGTATAGATCTGCTTAAATGCTGAAATTTCTTTTAGCTTTTCCGCAATCTCGTCACGCACTGCAAAGAAATTAGACAAGTATGAATCTCCCAATAATGTCTAAGATATTTTCCTCATCCTCAGAATTAATACCAAGATAAGTGCGGGGTGGTATTTCAACAGACTTCACTTTGCGCCAGTTCCCTGCCACATTGAAAGTAAGGTATTCAGCGGTTTTGGGAAGAATCGCGCCTCCAAAATGCATCATAGCTGCATACTCCTCGCCAGAACCCCATTCCACACCGTTTGACAATGTTTGGAAATTTAGGCCACTCATTAAGCGACCTGTATCCCGAAGCGTTTGACCGCCTTGCAGTTGCGCCCTCCAAGACTGTTTCCATGGATTACCGTCAACATCGCTTTGATTTACAAACCGCATCTGGCTGGAGGAAACGCCATACCCACCAATTTCGGTAAACATTTCATCTTTGCGTTTGTCAAAATCAGCGAGTTGTTTAAGAACCTGCATCGCCACAGATTCACCATCAGCCTTGATTGAGATAAAAGCAGCCATCGCCACCTCACTTGATGCTAGGCATCTTATCTAAAGTCGCATCCCCAAACACACCACCTTTGTAGGTTGTGCCGATCGGCATTGTTGCTGGTGCATTCACTGGCTTTTCTTCTGTGACCTGATTGCTCTGGTCCAGAATATTTAAAACTGCCTTTCCGTCAGCCACACGTTTAAGAAAATCGATCTCCGCTTTGTAGCGGTTTTCGACCTCTTCAGTAGGTTGCTGAAAGTAGAGTCGATAACGGGCTATATTGCATGCCACTCGTTTTAATGTGCTTGGCACACTCGGTAGTGGTAATTGGTACTTCACAGCAATATAGCTATCGATTTCTTCAGCAGCATCTTGCAACGCATCAGCAATAGAACTTACCGATGTCTGCATGGCTTCCAGATTGGCAATTTCACCTAACCCAAATCGTGCTTCAAGATCTTGTCGAGTTGCATACATAAGACACCTTACTTGGCATCATCTGCCACTTTTGATGTTGGCTTCTTCGCTGTAGTGGCTTTTAACTGCTCATCAAGTTTTAACAACTGAGCCTTCAAATCAGCGATTTCTGAAGCATCTTTGGCTTTTTCATCAACCAATTTCTGATTATCAGCCTTCAAATCAGTGATTTCGGCAGCAAGTTGAGCTAACTGAGCTGCTGTGACATCGGCTTTGGGTCGTGATTCCTCTGGCGGCTTAAATTCTTCAATAGCACCAGAATCTAAAAGGGCTTGAAGTTGTTTAGACTCAAGCCCTTCAATTTCCTGTCCTGGTCGAAAATGACCAATAGACTGTTTTGCAATGTACTTTGGCATTTAAGCCTCCTTAAACAAAGCCACGACCACCAACCAGACCATTCTTGTTGTTTGGTACGGCAAGCGGTGAAGATTCACCCAACATCTGAATGCTAGAAGGATTTTTTTCCTGCCACTGGCTTAAGAAAAACTCTAAAGGCTGGCCAAATGCTTCAATGTTTTGAATTGCGCAGTGAGCAATCCAACCGTTTGCATCAGAAACCAGACCAAAGAAGTCTTCAGGAATAAAACGCTCTGACACCCCATTTAGGTTGTGCGTTGCGTCATAAGTCCAAATCTGAATGTTATCAATATTGCCACGGAACTGCGGTTTTGATGGATCATCAAAAGTTGGGGTGATTGGCACACTGATCGAAGCATAAGGTTTAATGAATTTTTCTTTAAACTCTTCGTTCTGCATCAATGAGTTAAAAACCTTTGACGATGTGAGCGCCAAGTTTGGCGCGACACCAGCATGCTCAACTGAAATATTGATCATCGATTGAATATCTTGCACAGGTGTTGCATTGGCCTGATTCCATTTTACCAATGGAGCAAAATTACATGCGGCATTACGCTCGTAATCGACCGTATATGAAGGGAAATCAGATGATGCAAACGTGGTCTTTCCATACAACAAGACATCGCGAGAGATTAAGAGTTTTCGGTTCTCGATCGACTGGCGTAGGTGAATTGCCTTTTGCGCTTGATCAATCAGTAGCAACTCCGCATCACTCAAACGATTAGATCCAGTTGCTACAATACCGTAACGGCGCAATTGTGTAACTAAGGCTGTATCCTGTACATCGCTTGGCACGACAGTTACCATTGGCTTTAAATAAGCTGGTTTTACGAAACCCACTTTACCTGATTCAGCCACATTGATTTGTCGACCAGCAACATTGGGCATTACGAATGGTGCAAGTGGAGTTGCAGTATTAAGCTCACCTACAGGAACTTCTTTTTTGTTGTATGACACACGTTGAGGGAAAAACTTATCCATCAGCCAAGTATCCACCTTTTTGGTGGTGTCAGTTAAAAGCACAAGTTGAGGAATATCCAACAACTCAACTGGTGCATTTTGAAATGTAAAGCTAGTGCTCATATTTACCCCACGACTTTGCGTAATTCAATTTTGTTGTTAAGGCCTTGCGCACGCACTGCATCGTATTGAGCTTCAGTCAGTTTTGTGCCATTTACTGTAACTACGGCTAAGTCGTAAGCACCTTGCACGTAGATGGGCATTTCAAGTCCATTGTTGGCGTGATATGTCGATTGTTCTGCTGTCATGTCTCCCACCACAATCGCTTGCCAATCTCCAACCACACCTGATGTGATGGCTGGATGCGTTGCGACGTTCGCAGCACTGACTGCCACAAGATCACCGCGCTTGTAAGCAACCCCTGCGGTCGGCTTCGCATTTTCAGTACGAACACCATCACCAACCACCAGTTGGCGACTTTCGATTGTTTCTGTAATTGTTTTACCCATAATTAATTACCTTTCTGTTGGGCTGCTGCAAATTGATTAAATGCATTGTCTAATGCTGAACCTTGATGCTGTTGGCCAGTGCCACCCTGACCACCTGTAGCTTGATGGCTAAACAAGTGCTGTAGGTGGGCTGGAACGATGTTAGTTTGCTGTTGTCCCAGCGCAGCGGGCTGTTCTGGTGTCTTGCTTGAAAACTGACGCAGTTGCTTTGCAGTAAATGCAAAAGTTGCATCATCCATATTTGTATATGCGGTTTTATCTTCAGCACTGAATTGAACTTTTAATTCAGTTTCCAAAGCCTGAATATCGCTTGTACGTTTTTCAGCTTGAAACTTTTTAAGTTCTGCCTGAGCTGCATCACGCTCTTGTTCAGCTTGTTTTTGAGCAGCCTGTGCTTTTTCTAATTCGGTCACGTTGGTGTCCTCTTGGTTTGGTTGATTTGATTTACTTGTAAACGCTTCGATAGACGTATTCTCATCTGCTCCGAGTGAACAGATGGTGAATTCACGAATACGATTCTTACGAAAAACCACAATTGGCCCATTAAAGTCTTGGCCATTCACAGTGACGGTTTGCCCTTGGGATACTTCCTCCACTGATCCCGGCTTTATGTACAACGACATCTGAAATGGAAACTTGTCATCAGCATCTTTCACAATTTTCTGAGCATCATCGTTTGTCAAAAAATAACCAGATACTTGGATTCCTTGTGTTGTGTTGAATTGATCAACAACTCCAATACGATTAGCGCCATGCTCTTCTAGTAACGGAGTTACTTTGGGGATTGAGATGCCATCTAAATCAAAAACAACCCCATCACTTCCCCAATACCAGTGATCAGTCACACGTCCACCAGAATAGGCTGTACCTTGGAATGTGCGTTTTTTACCTTCGGTACCCACAGGAACTTCTATGCCAGATACTGAAAACAGTAGTGTCTTTGGATCTAAATCCTTTTTCATATTTCACCCATTAAAAAAGCAGCCATATGGCTGCCTCTTGATTAGAATTAATTAATTAACTAAAGCACGTAGTGTATAAATCAACTGTCCCTTGATGGTTTCAATTTTCACAACTTCAAATGACAATCCAATTGGGAACAATACGCCTTGCCCAGCATTCAGAACATTTAGATCAATACCCAAACCTGTTGCATTTTCTAT